TCAGTTGGTGCACTCCACGCAGGATTCAATCGAGCCTTAGCCGTTTCGCCTGCGGTTGTTGTCAGATACTTTTGCAGGATTGCTGGGGCGTTAACCGGATCCATTGCCATAGCTTGTTGAATCTCGGTTGGGATCTGCTGTGCACCACCAAATACGCTAGGAGCTGCACCGCCTGCTTCACCTGTACCTGCACCACCGCCGCGAAGAATCTGCTGCATAACTTCGCGTTGGTTTTGGGCTTGTAATGCGCCAGCCTTAAGTGCGGCCATCTGAGCACGCATATTGAAAACGTCTTCTTGCTCTTGACGCTTTGACGCTGCACGCTGAGCCATAGCTTGTGTTGGGCCACCAAGGCGCTGTGGTGTTGCCAACGCCAGTGTGTCCTGCATGCCACTCATGAAGTCATGCCAGCCGCCAGTGCGCTTATCTACCATGTCTTGCATGTTTCTAAGCAGTTCGGCAGTTTGAGTTGGGTCTAATGCAACGTTACCCGGAACGGAAAAGCCGCCTTTAACAGTTGGCGATTTTACGATCGGGCCTGTTGTTTCAGCAGAAGTCGGCGTTTCAGTAACAGGAATGCCACCCATGTTCTCGGCTGTCGAGACTGCGGCTTGGGTGTTGTTTAGTACGCTAAGTGGAGATTGAGCGGCCATGTTTATTCCTTAAAACGGAGCCCAGCCGGAAGCATCAGTTTCCGACGTTTGATTTTGATTTTGAAGCGCCGCCAACTCATCCGCCGCTTGTTGTTGATATTGGTCAATTACGTTCTGCGGAGTCCCTGTGCCACCATCGGGCGTGATTTGCGGTGTTTGGTTGGTTGACTGATCAATGTTGCCACTTGTAAACAACGAACCTAAACCGCTGAACAAACCACCAATGCTAAGCGGCGTACCTTTCGCACCAGCTGTTGGGAACAACGCACCAAGAAGGCTGTTAGCGCCAGTAACACCAGTATTAACGCCGCTAAGCAATGTTGTCATCTGTTGCAGCGGCGATAGTTGATCAGACTGAGTGACCGAAGCTGGTGCGTTAACGCTGGCGAGGATCTTAGCCAAATCAGCGGTTGCTGTTAGCGGAGCGGCCTGTTGAGCTTGGCCAACTTGCATTTCCGTTGCAGTACCTTCTTTGCCAATGTTGCTAAGACCTGTAGCAGCATTGACACCAGTTTGTTGGCTTGTCAGTGCAGCTTGCATCTGTTGAGCTTGCAGGTTAGCCAGCGCGTCAGCCTTAGCCTTATCAACGGCTGTTTGACCACGCAGGCTACCAAAGTTGCCTGTGCCAATTGCACCGGCTTGGGCTGGAGCGATAACAGACGGCAGAACTTGGTTCAGCTGTTGGTTTTGGGCTTGGAACAAACCACCCAATGGAGTTGCAGTATTTGGTGTAACATTGCCCGACGTGTCAGTAATCCAAGGATTAGCCGCACCCTGTGCGATGCTACCCATAACGTTCTGAGCTTGGGTGAAAGGATTTTGCTCTCCGCTCAGGTTACTAATAGCTTTACCAGCAACCGTGTTTTGCAGGGTTGGCATGGCAGCAGCGCCAGCCTGCGCCTGATTGACAACGTTCTGCTGTGCGGTATCATACCACGACGGGAGTGTTGTTTGAGATGTTGATGTCCCTGTTAGGAGGCTGTTCAAACCGGCCATATTATTTACCTGCCTTATTGGTTGCTTTGTTCAAATATGCCAACGGGCCGAGGCTGTCCGGAGGCAGTTGTTTTGCGTCGTGTTTTTGTTTATGCTCGCGGATAACGCGCAGGAATTCATCCAATACGTTAGCACCACTTTCATTACTTCCGTTCCCTAATGATGATACCACATCTGCGGGAATTACGAACTCGCCGTTAGCCAGCATGGCTGGAACTTCATCACTTGTGCCATCTCCATCGCCAGTCACATAACGGTTTTCCAACGTATTTAAACCACCTTCACTAAAGAATTGTGGCACGTGACCACCTTCAGCAAAACGGAATGGTGTGAACTGCGGCGCAGCAACGTTGGTTGCGTACAGTTGCGGGGTATCAGTAAAATGTGGTGCAAAATCCAAACCACTGGATGTACCTTGGACAGTTTTGGATGTCAGAGCTGGGCGTGTGCTTGCACCTTGTGCGCGGTCCACGGCTGGTGTTGTTGTTGTTGTTGTGGAGCTGCCCCCAGTTGCATAATGTTTCATATTTCCGAATTCTCCACCTAAATCAAAATCAGCATCACCACGTACAATGTTGGCGATCAGTGCTGGTGCGCTGTTTGTCGCGCCGGTTGTTTGTGCGCCATACCCGTAGCCGTAACCATAGCCCGTGCCTGTGCCGCTTCCTGAACCCGAACCTGTACCCGTTCCAGTTCCCGTTCCAGTTCCCGTGCCTGTTCCGGAACCTGTGCCAGTACCTGAACCCGTACCACCACCGGAGCCTGTACCGCTGCCTGTTCCCGTGCCGCTAGTGCCGGTTCCTGTGCCCGTTGTGCCGCTGCCGGTACCCGTGCCACCAGTGCCTGAACCTGTACCAGAACCGGTTGCACCTGAACCTGTGCCTGTTGTACCTGTTGTGTTGGTGCCAGTACCGTCGGTTGTGCCGCCGGTTGTATTGTCGCCGGTGGTGCCTGTGCCTGTGGTTGCGGTGCCTGTAGTACCTGTACCTGTTGTGCCGCCAGACGATGTGGTTCCACCGCTTACAGACGTACCGCCCGGTGTAGTAGTTTGCGATGCCGCCTTTTGGGCTAACAGCTTGTCATAATCCAACGCTGTCAGAACACCGGTATTAACCAATGTGCGTAGATCTTCGTCGGACAGTGCCGTTGAAGCCGAGGTTGGTGCAGGCGCTGAAGCACCTTGATTACCAGCTTGACCCGGAGAAGGTTTGGTTGTATCGCCTGTTGATCCACCACCAACGGGGCCCTTAACTGGCGTTTGCTGCGCCTTGACCAAAGCCTGTTTAGCAATCTCTTTGTCTGCCGTGGACGTATTTGGATCGTCCAGTGTAGCTTGGATTTCAAAGATTGTCTGCTGCTTCTTATCAAGTGAATCAAACGCAAACAGCGAGAAATCATCTGTGCCATTAGTTGTAGCACCTTGACCAAACAGCGAAACCTTTTCAGCATTTGGATCGGATGTACCGAAGCTGAAAATGCTACCGATTCTGTTCCAGAAAGACTGATCTTGCGATTCGTTAGCAGCTTCCGAAGCCTGTGCAGCGGGATCACCCAACGCAACCAGCTCTTGACTCCAATCATTTATCTTTGCTTGAGCTGTGTTAATTTCTTCTTGTGTTAAAGGCTTACCGTTGTATTCACCCGCAGTTAGATAACCTTGGAACTTATCGATCGAGCTCTTAATAGAATCAATGATCGAGTTTTTGGTTGTATCTGCTTCTACAGTTGGTGCTTGTAGCGATTGTTCAGGCGCATTAACGTTGACGTTTGTAACACCTTGATCATCCACATATACAGGTGCGTCTGTCTGACCTTGTGTTGAAGCATACTGCGTTCCAGTTGTTGGCGTTGTCGCTGCACTGTCCTGAATCATCTTGGCCAGTGTGTCGCCTGTGAACTGATATGTGCCGCTTGTTGGGTCATATTTGAGCGTAGAAGCCAAATCTGCAGCTTGAGCTTCTGCAACCTGCGGCGCAATACCGGCGTCAACCAGCTTTTGGTACGTGCTCGAAGACGTCCAAGGATCTTCAGCAACCGCGGCTTCTTGCTTGATTGTCGGAGCATTATACCCTGTAGCCAACTTACCGCTTGCGATCTCGTTAATTTGAGCAAGTTTTGGTGCCACTTCAACAGTGAGCTCTTCCAACTTAGATGCTTTATCTTCCAGTTGAATGCCGAGATTGGTATATTGTGTTGTTGTGTCCCGAATAGTCGTATCGGCAGCTTTAAATGTATCTTGTGCTGGTTTATACGTTTCTGTGTAGTATTTATTGATATCGCTGGTAGAAACTGCCAGTTTGTCATACGCCTGCTGCACAACATTTTGCGCAGGAAGTAGATCGTTTTTGTAAACACTTTGCAGATTTGCATCTGCATTGTTGAAGTTTGCAACAAGTTGATCGTATTGCGGGATCAGAACATTTAATTGACGAGCTGCATCGTTAGCTGCGTTGTAAGCCGCATCATTATTGTTGTTGGCGTTAAACGCTGCTACGTTTGCGTCGTATGTATCTTGCAACGACTTGATGTTGTCGTATGCAGAACGGGCCGCAGTTTGTGCAGCTATAGCTTGGTCGTATGCGGATGTGTACTTATTATAAACAGCGTCATAGCCAGAACGCTTAGATTCATAGTCTGTGCTAAGTTGCGAATTTTGATCCATCAAAGGCTTCAAACCATCATATGCCTTTTGGTATGAATCTGCAGCTGTACCCCAAACTTTACGCTGCTCTTCGAGTGTTGTGAATGTGCTGGCAAGATCAGCCTTGATCTTTGACATGTCTTCACTTGTACTCTTATAGTTTGCAAGCTCGTCAGCAATATCACCAGTAAGCTGTTTAGCTTCAGCTTTTAGGTATTCTTTTGCTTGTTCTTCACCAACACCTTGCTCCATGCCGCCGATGTTGTATATCTTATCGGTCGAAGCCGTGCTTGTTGGCGTTTCTTCTTTAGCCATTTGCTGCAGATATGAAAGCCATTCATCATGCTTTTGATCGATAGTAGCTTGATCAACACCACTATCTTGCATTTGCTTCAGTTCGTCTGCAGCTTGCGCGACCATAGAATTGATCGCATCTTGCTTAGATCCAACGGTGCCTTCTAAACCGATCTGCCCTGTTGTGTCTGCTGATGGTGCTTTCAAAAAGTCCAAACCTGAACGTACGCCAGCACCAACACCAGCACCAATTGCACCAGACAATGCGCCTGTCAGTGGGTCGCCACCTTTAATAAGCGAACCTAATGCACCAGTAGCAGCACCAGAAAGGTACGGGTTAAGTCCAGCATAGTTGGCAATTCCGCCTAAGCCAAGGCCAAGGGCAGCGTTTTGCAGAACTTGGCTTGGGTCGCCGCCAGTAACAATACCTGTTGTTGTGGAACCAGCGGCACCAGCCAGTGAAGAAGCTAATGACTTCGCCATAGCTGGCGACATGCCTTCAATACCACCCAATGCGCTTGTTAGGCCCGGTGTCAGAGCGCCAGCGACACCACCGGTAAGACCGCCATACATAGCCCCTTTAAGAGCGGCTTGCAGTGGATCCCCACCGCGCAATGCGGCATTGATTGCGCTAGTGCCTGAGCCAATGAGTGCACCAGTTTGAACACCGGCCAATGACGATGCGACCCATGTTGGCAGCGTTGTGCCCATGGATGACGCGATCGATGCACCAAGTGATGGCAGACCCGCTGCTACACTTGCGTTTGTGCCTGCTGCACCAATAGCGGCACCAGCAGCTGAGCCAGCCAAACCTGTGCCTGCAGAAGCCGTAATAGCAGTCGCATCAACAGCAGCTAGAGAACCAGCTTCAATGGACGCTGTAGCCAAAGCAGAGGCTTCAGCAGCCGTCATTGCGCCTTCTGCAACAGCAGCCGTCATAGCAGACGCTTCTGCTGCCGTCATTGTGCCAGCTTCAACAGCAGCTGCAATAGCTTCTTCTGTAGCCATAGCAGCAGGAACAGTCTCACCAGCTGCCCCCATTGTGACGACAGTTGCGGCAATAGCTGCAACAGTTAACCAACCGCCGGGGATTACGTCATTAACGCCTTTATCAACAGCGCGACCTAAATCCTCGACGTTATAAACCATCTGTTGGGCTGCATCGCCAATGGTGTGCCAAGTATCCTCAATACCATGGCCCACCATGCTAACTACATCACCAGCGGAGGATACAAAATTGCCGATACCGTGGGTCAGATTAGCGGCGGCTTGCGACACCTCATGGCCCATTTTTTCAATTTGTTTGCCTACACCACCCATCATGTTTGTGATGGGTTTGGCTACCTCGGTTACAGTCTTTTCTACAAAGTCGGCTGCGTCCCGTAGGGTTTCTCCTAATGCACTAGCTACAGCACCCATTAGCTTTGTTTCCCTCTGAACGGACCCAGTTTAGCTGTGGCCATGAATGATTTGCCGTCTTTGGCTTTGACGATGTTGTAACCCATATTTGCTGGTTTGCTACGGGCAACATACTCAAAAATTTTGTTGAGTGTCGGATCTTCGTAATGGCTTACAATGACGTCAATGTTATACTTGTCGTAAGCCATTTTCGCAAATTCTTGACTGTTATCCAGATAGTTCTGCGCTGTATCGGCGTTTAAAGCACGCATTGCAGCATAAAACGGGTCTTGCTTCGAGCGGTGCAACAAAAACAGGGTGTTGCCAATTTGAATAACAATCGAGTCGGGCAGTGTCAATTCTTTGATAATGGACAAAAACACCTGATTAAAGGTGTATTTTGACTTGGTGTTTTTGGCAGCAATTTTGATGACGTCTTCCATCTTCAACTTTTGCTGCTTGCTGTCTACCAACTGATCCATTTATGGTCCCTTTAATTGCCCTTACGCTACTTATACTAATACGTAAAAAAGGGCATTTCTGCCCTTTTTTCAGTAACTTTGGCCGTTCACTATTTCCGTGAAATCCTTGGCCCACCGCTGCCAATCGTCATATCCATCTGGGTGTGGGATCGGGTACGCCGCAAAAGCCGTATTCCCCGCCAAAACACGCGCCGTAACCTGCCACTCATCCTCGGAGGTGAACGGGATGTGAAGCTCGCCGTAATATATGGCCAGATTACCGTTCCAGTCTTCCCAAGACATATAGTCCGGAACAAACGGGAACGGTGTCTGGATGCTAAGGGCGTTCGTCACCGAATTCAGCCGTAATTACGAGACGACCCATTTCAAAGTTGCCGTCGATCGTATTGGACTCGAACTTGAGGCGAACCAACCGGTGCTCCACGCGAAGGTCGATTTTGCCGTCTTGCGGGTTAAAATAGAACGGACCTGAGTTTTCCACGTTGGCTTGACCATTGGCGAACTTACGGCCCAATACGGTCATTGACATCTCGCCGGTTTGCAGGAAGTTCGGTTCAACACGGCGTAGGTGCATGCGGCGGTTCACCCCTACAGGGTTTTCGCCACTCGGACTACCCGAAATCCAGCTGATATCCGATGTAGTAATACTGGAATACACAGCGTTTTCGTTTGTTGCAGTCACTTCGTTTTGACCAAACTCATGCTGCCAAACGGTATAGCCGCCGGTCACGTTGTACACAAATTCACCCGGAAGAATGGCTGACCCGTTGTAGTTTTGCATCGTAACCAACGTAACGCCCGGGGTGCCGATTGTTGGGTTATATATGTGCTCACTTGTTTCAACGCGGAACACGGTATTCCAGTTTGTGCTTTTTTGATCTGTTACCCAACTTCCCGGTGAAAATACAGCAGTCTGATCGCCAGATAAGTAAAACTGATCTGTTGCTGGGGCTGCAAGGCTTGCTGGATGTTCAATCACAGTAAACGGATTACTGTATATCGGATTATAGTTCCAACCAGCCCAAACAGGTGTTGGGAAGATTTCGGTGGTGTACCCACACGAACGTTGCGCCCCTACGGCTGAACCTGCGTCATACCAAATCTTGTCTTTGGTGTTATAGATAATTGCGTCAGTGCACTCAGTTGCCGTACCACGTGGATAGAAAAACCAGATTTCATTATAGCGCGGAACCTTAGTCGCCCACACTTTTTGGCGTTGCGTATAGTTTAGGTTGTCAAACAACCAGTTAATGTTCTTATCATTTGGCAGCACGGCAACTTGGCCGTTGTACATGTAGAATCGGTCTACACCCATCCAAAAGAACACGCCATCCATTTCAACCACGGCATTGGATGACATGATCGAGATCTGACTCGAAACAATATCATACGACCAATAGTTGGACGTAGCTTGTGGATTAAACGAAACGCGAATAAGGCTGTCTGTAGCCCAGAACAAACCTGACGGCGAGTTCGTACCGCCGCGCATTGGCATACCCTTAACAATCTTTGATGCCGCCACGTTGACTTGGTTAGCCAGTGGGCCGTTCCAATCAAAGAAGTTGTCATCCGGGTTTGTGTTGTCTACGTTGTTGTTTGCGATGTAGCCATGTGAGCCATACACAAAAATGAACGGGTACAACATGCAAACACCACCATCAACCGCAATAGGTTTATATGTGGGGTTTTGGCCTGCACTGTCGCTCAGACCTACAAAGTTCCAAGTGTAATTTGCATCCGGTACAATAGACCCATACACGACTTGCGAAACTTGACCGTTATCGATGTTGATCAGGTTATAGCCCGGGTGAGCAAACATATTAAGTTCGCCGCCTTGGCTGTCAAACATCGAATCAAATTGCCACGTAATCCGGTATGGGCCGTTTTCATCGTCTTGGGTGAACGGCTCTGCAGCAACCCACATCTTTGTCACAGTGCCTGCTGGCATTGCTGTGGTCAGTACAACAGTCGTGTTTGGTGACGAGTATGTTGCACTCTGTACAGTGTATATTGTGGGGTTTGTTGACTGCGAAAATAGAACTTCTGTTCCGGCGGGGAAGATGGTTGTTACATCACCAGCCACAACGATATCGGTTGTAGTGTTCGACACAACCGGCACCCAAGTAGTGCCGAGCAGAATGTTGGCCTGATACGGACCGCTACCCAATGCGTAGTTTACGTTGGTTGTAAACACGCTCAAGGTTTCGTAGTTGCCTGCAAAGATGTAGTTAACGCCGTTGTTTGGTTGTGCAATCAACCCACGGTAGATACCGACGTGCGTGTTAAACGTCTCACGGTAGCCGCCCATTTTCTTTGGTACGCCGCGTTGGAAACGACACCACACGCCGTCATTGTACTCACTTGTTTCAAAGATCGTACCGTCACGCTTGATACCAGCCGGAATCGACAGCGTATAGATCTTTGTAAACTGTGTTGTATCCTGCTGAGCGTTATCAGCGCCTGCCATTTTAGAATGTCCCGCCGTCGATCAATTCGGCTACAAGTCGTGCATTCAGTGTGACTACTGGATGAACTAAATCAGTGTTGTCAAACTCGGCAATTTGTGTGCTGTTGGCGGTTAAGCCAAGGATGCTCGTACCAACTAGGTACATACCGGTATGTGTGTCATTCGTAAACGAGAACGATGGCACTGTCGCTGAGCCGTCATTAGCATAGAACAAACCTGTCGATGTTTGAGTCAGGGTGTACAGTGTCTGACCATCACTCAAAACAATCAGTGTTTGACCTGCAGCCAACTCAATAGGCGTTTGTGAACTACCAGCATTAACAAACGTAACGTTGTAACCCACTTCGTCGGTGTTGTTTACGAGAATGTAAACTTGAGTAATTGCCGGAAGGGTTACAGCCAGCGTTTCAGTACGCGTTTTACTTTGTGCAATGTACGTCTGGATAATCGGGGCAAACGATACAAGGCTTAGTGCATTGCCCGGCACAGCATCCACGTCATACGTAGCTGCAGTAAACGAAACGTTTGCCGACGTCTGCCAACCCATGGTAATGTAGCCGAGAGTTGATACGTCATACATGATGAAACCAGAATCGCCCGGATTTGTTTCGATCGAGCTTTGCCCATCAATCAGCGCTGGTGTTGGTGGTGTCAGCGTCAGGGTGCCCGTCCCGTTGTTACGGAAACCAATAAACCAGCCTGTTGTCAGTGATGATGGCGATGGCAGGTTGAACGTACTTGCACCGGCATTCCAAACAAATGTCGAAGCACGGCTGTTATCTGTGATGGTTGGCGTCGATGTTATGTTAATAAGGTTTTGAGTAACCGCTAACTTACCACTGAGTGTTGTTAGACCAGCGCCGGCCAATGTGGTGGCATCGGCATAGGAGGTACCAGCACCGAAGGTAACATTTTGCCAAACACCAGCAATCGTTGTGTTATCAGACAGGTATACGTATTTAGCAATTCCAACAGGAACTGTAATCGATTGACCGCCTGTGGCGTCTTTAACCAAGAACGAATAAGCGCCAAGGTTGCGGAATAGAATGTCTGCGCCTTGAGTGCCTTCATTGGCTGGCGGCAATGTGATCGTCAAACCAGAAACTGTGGCTACGCAATCGATGATGCGAGCCGCTGGAACTTCGGGCGGGTTTACCGCAGCTGGCCACGCCAGTGTGGTGTTTGAGCTAAAGTTAAGCGGATAATATGATACGTCCGTCGGTGTGACAACGGTACCTGTAAAGGGGGATACGTAAGTCGGCATAGATTATGGTTCCTGAACAGTAACGTTGCGATCCACGCGACGCGAATCGTCTTCTTTCTTGAGTGCTTGAATGGCGTCTGTGTAGTAGCCTTTCCAAACCGGCAGCTTGTCGAGTGCTTTGAGGTAGCCTTGAGCTTGCAGCAGCGTGCCATAAAGCATTGCTTGTGGTGCTACAGCAGTCCAAAGATTTTGCTGATTGGTTTCGTCCAACGGCTGCACTTCGGCGTAATAAATGATTTCAACTGGATATTCTGCGTTCGGTAATGGCGCAAAGTTCCAATGACTAAAGTCGTAATCGGCATAGTATTTCGGTTGTGCTGGATCAGACTCGGATAGGTACATCGCCACATAGTCTTGACTACGCAGAAGCACAGGCTGGCCATTAACCTTCATACTGACTGTTTTGCGCCAACGTGCTGGTTTATCCAGTACAGTTTGGTTTTCAGCCAGCGTGGTTTCAACCACGATCAGTTGTAGGTAGGTCTTTAATTCTGCTGCGATGTTTGATTCAGCAAGCGCAATCAGGTTCGGGATCTGCGCAACGAAGTCGGCGTCATCCCGTTCCATGTATTGTTGGACCATGAGAACCAACGAGTTGTAAGACATTGTTACAGCCATTGTTATCTCGTATAGTAACTGATGTTAGGTTGGAAGTAGATTGGCGACTTGTCGCGTTCTTCGTTATTGGCTTGCATGAACAGCTTCTCAGCTTGACCTTCGAGATACGTAATTCGACCCATATCCACACCCGGAATTTGCAGCGCCAGCTTGTGTGAGAGGCTTGCTTGTACCGAAGCAATCCAACGGTCAGGCACATAGATCTCGTTTGTCAGACTGCCAACGTCCATCATCTGCTTTTCAATAACAAGCTGGAACATCTGGAAGTCGTTGTTTGGTGTTGGCCACAGGTACATGCTTGGTTCGATCTGACGATCGTACCAGTATTGCAGACTACGCTGGCTGGAGAACTGCTTGTTTGGCAGGTTCCAGTAATCATCGCGGTTGAGTCGAGCCAGTGGGATAACCTGAGTCGATTGTGAGAACACAACCTGACGCAGCGACATCGTTGGGTTTACGAGTTCCCGGAGTCGGTAGAAGCTGTAGTTTGGTGTGGTGTCGATGTACCAGTATTTCCATTCGCGGTCTGCGAGGGTGACTGGATCGAAGTATTGTTGGGTTGTCCATGTGATTCCGTCTTCGCTTGTTTCGTATGCCAGAGTATACGTTGTCGTGCTGCCAAGCGGCCCTGTAACATAAGCGTTAATCCCCACATAGAATACCGGCTGAGCCGGTTCAAAGAAAGCACCAAACCAGTTTTCACCCACAGTTGATGTGGCGTGTGTGTTTAGGTTTTGATCGAACAGCGCTGGGGCGTCGATGTTATCAACCGGCAGCGCTTCAGAGATCTGTAGGTTTTGAACATAAATCCAGTTTGATTCTCTAACATCAATTGTAGTTGAGGGAAGCGTTAACTTCTGTTGCATGGCCACAGTGCCGTACAGCTGGTTTTCCAACAAAAACAGATTAACGCCGAGGTTAGACAGGTTTTGCAGGTTGTAAAACAGCGCCTGCTTACCAGCCTCAATGAGTTCTGGAGTTTGTTCTTCGCCGGTTTTGCCAGCCTCACGGAAAGCATACTCAATGAGCTGCGCCACGTTTATTTTAGTTTTGCCGGTGGTGTTACTATACGCCATGGCGATTGCCCTTGCTTATGTTTTGTTTAGCCGGAAGCACCTGCAGATTCCAAGGCACATGCAATCCAGAAACCGTTTTACCTTGCAGCGGGATAATGTGGTCCACATGATACGATTCCCCGGTATACATTTGGAACAGTTTCGCCGCTGTGTAAAAATCTTCAATTTCGGACATCTGATCGATTGTTAGCCAATTCGGTGTCCTCTTCAATTTAGCCGAATGGCGCTTCATTGTTTGCGCTGCATTTTTAGCTAAATTAAGTTTTTTCCAGTCTGAATTTCGTTTGCGTTTAGTGGTTAAATTATTAGCACACCATTTAACAACAGCTAACTTTTTCTTTTCCGGATTTTCAGAAGCCCATTTTGCTGTGTTTTTTGCTTGGTTCTCGAAGCTAGTTCGGCTTAACCAAGTTTCCCTAAAATATCCGTCTTTGTTTAACCGCTTCAATCTATAGCAATGAAAAATAAACCCGTCCTCTCGGACATCGCCGAACTTGAACTCAGATCCAGTAGACGGGTTTAAACGTTTCATTATCGACCACGGCCTGCTACTTTTTTAGGCAATGATTTCAGCTTAGTGCCTTTGTCAGCCTTATTGAATTCTTTTGCCACTTTGGTAGGCACGCCCACCTTTTTGGCAAACTTCGGGTCATGGGCTGCAGCAGCCATCATGCGCGCTTGAGAAGCCGATTTGCTTGGCATTATTTGCAGCCCTTAACCTTGCCACCCTTTTTCATAATCGGGCCAGTTGTTGCACCGATGTTTTGTGGTGTTGGTTGGCCGACTGGTGCTGCAGGAGCAGCTGCCGAACCTGCAGCGCCGCCCAAACCACCAGCTTGCGCACCGGCAGCGGCTTGTTGAGCCAACAGTTTGCGACGCATGAGTTGCGCAGCTGTCGCATTTTGCATTGGGTTTGCACCAACACCGGCAGCTTGATTAGCTGCTGTCAGAGCGCCTGTCAGGCTGCCGTCAGCCATTTTCTTTACCTTGCCACCCTTTTTGTAGGCTTGCTCAGGCGCACGTGGTACGTCGTCAGGCTCTACGCCGCCGGGTGGTTCGCTCGGACGTGGACGCTTCTTACCGCGCTCCAGTTCGGCTGTCAGACCACCAGTCGCAAACTTGCGTACGGTACCACCAGCTTTTTTGCAGCGGCCACCCTTTTTCAGTGTGCTCAGATCAGTCTTAGCACCTTCGTGCAGCTGATCGTCATGCAGATTTACTGCCTTTTTGATGAGCTTTTTGTCTTCCGCCACGTCCATGTGCATGCCTTTTTTCTCGGCAGCCATTTCTTTCTTCTCGTGAGCAGCAACAGCCTTATCGACCGAACCGCCGGTTTTCATCTTAATCATGGGTTTGAACGACATTTTTACTTCCTTTGGGAGGTTAGTTGCTTCACATTTACTGATACGTTTTTCGGGGGTTGTGCGCCCCTTATTGGGCCTCTTGTACCCACTTTTGGAGCTGAACCAACATCAGGGTTGTTTCGGCACACTGGGCTGCGAGGGTAGCAATAGGGGGTAAAGCAGGTAGGTCGTACTCGGTTTTTGCAGCAGTTCCGGGGGTGGTAATGGTCGTTCCGGACAGGGTGCTGCCACCTTGGTTGTTGCGCAGCTGGTAATAAGCACGCAAACTAGCAAGCTGAGTATTGTACGCATTCTTAGTCTCCTCGAATAGCTTCTTGTTCTTGGCGTCAGTCTCTTTGGCTTTTTGCTCTTGAGCCAATGCGGCAGCTTGAACTTCTGCTTTGTAGGTGTCGAATTTGGCCTGCACGGCAGAGTGGCCTTGGTAGTACCCAAAACCAAATAGGCCGAGAACTAACAGAATGCCGCCAATTATTCTTGCGGCGATTGTATCGATTCCAAACATATGCGCATTTCCTCGTTACGGCGACGTGTTAGACCCGGAAGCACCTGACCATTGGCTTTGTTCCATTTTGGCAGTTCTTTACAGGCTGCCTCATAATTACCTTGCGACAGATAGCGAGACGCCGTGCTGTTACAGGCAACCTTTGGCCCGATGTTGTAAGCAGCATCACTGAACGCCACCAGCACGTTAAACGGAAGGTCTGGATGGCATTTTTGCACGATTGTGACGGCTTCTTGCATGTCTTCGGCAAGCAGGGCTTTACACTCATCCATCGAGTATTTGCGCCCCTTTTCAACGTCCGGGCCAGTATGGCCGTAACAGACCGTCAGAATGGCGTCGCCCGGTCGTGGGTCATAGTACGCATTTTGGCGTAAACCCTCAAAGCCAGCGGCCAAGGCTGCGGCAGCAGCCAAAGCCGCAGCAAAACCCTTTGCGTCCACTGCCATTATTAGTTGCGGTCAAGCCGTTCAAACAGCTTGGTGATGTGTGCGTCGAGCTTGTCGAAACGCATGTCAATCTTGTCGAGCTTAGCTTCGATCTGCGACTGAGTTACGTAATTGCGTGGTAAGTCCACCTCGATGCGGTGTACGTTTTCTTCAAGACGCTGCACCGAATCCCACACCTGCCGACAGAACCAACCTATGGC